ACCGAAGCCCTGGTAGAGAGTCGAGGCGGTGTGGCTTTCTCGTCCGAGCCCTCCCTCCCGTCTCGATTCTCTGCCAGGGCTTTCGTATTTGACCACACCCCGACATGAGCAAACAACGACATAAGCGTGCCGTCCTTTGCGAGGAGCTGACCGCCATTACGGACGACGCGAAAGAGGCAATCATCCTTCATCAACTCCTCTATTGGGTCCCTCGAATGCGCGACGTTGACGCATACATTGAAGAGGTTCAGAACCAGCTTCAACAAGGCCCTGACCGAAACGCGGACGTAGACTTTCCGAAGGCAAGCGGGTGGATCTATAAGAGCGCGAAAGAACTATCCGAAGAGACGATGATCGGCTCTGACACAACGGTGCGCCGCCGCCTTCGACGACTAATCGAGGCCGGGTTCATCGAGGAGCGAGACAGTCCGCACAGCGAGTGGGACAACACCCTACAATACCGAGTCGACGCTGCCGCTATCGAGGCCGCGCTGCAAGCCGAGGGCTACACGCTTCGAACGGTAATGGCCGCGGACTTCCCAGCCCTGTTCCCCGGTGAATCTCCCGAAGTACAACCTGAAAACAGGAGCCCTCACTCTGAACCGTCACAAAAACGATCTGAACAGTCACAAAAACGATCTGAACAGTCACAGGAGCAAAGTGAACGAACAATACCAGAGACTACATCAGAGAGTACATCAGAGAGTACAGATGCAGCACGCGCACCTGCGCACGAGGGCGAGGCATTTGTGCAGATGTACGAGGAGGCGTACCCGAAGGAATCGCTCACGGCCTACCAGAAGGATTTGCTTCGGCAGAAGATCGACGACCGCGAGACGTGGGCTGACGTGATCGACATTTGGCGGGGCAACTCCTACAATCCGTCTCGGCTCAAGAAGATGATCGACCGCTACGAGAACGAACTCGCCGAGGAGAAGAAGGGGGAGGGCATGACCGTAGACGGGACGTTCATTTCGCATGAGGAGTGGAAATCTCGAAGTGGGGATCACACGGTCAATGAAGAGGGGATTCAGCTATTCCAGGGCGTGCGGCGGGACGAACTCCCTGGGGTCAAGAACTTCTCGAAAGAAATGCGAGACGACTCATGACTCGATGCAAGCTGTGTGGCCTTCCGATGGACGAGCCGGGGACGACGGGATACTGCTCGCCCCGATGCCTAAACTGGGACTTTTTCGGGGTCCCGGCCCTAAAGCAGGATCTGTTCGCCCGTGAGGTCCGACAGAACCAAGACCGAAAGACCGCCCCGAACGGGTGGTCGCCGCCCCCGCCGTACCCGAAACTTGGGGACGACTGGCAACGCGAGATCACGGAGGCCCTCGCAGTCCTTGAACACTCGTGCACTCTTCTACGACAAGACCGATAGAGCTATGGCAACCACACTCACGACAATCGCAGAGCGCCTCCTGGCGGGGTGCTATTACAACCCAGGGATGGTACAGCCGATCCTCGAAGAGGAGCCCGTCATGCCGACCCCGGCGACGGACCTGTTCTGGTCCGAGCTTACCGACATTGCAGACGCCGAGGGCTTCGACCCCGCTCGGCTCGCTGTGCGGCTCGGTGTAGAGGAGAACGACGACGGAGGGGGGAGAGGGAAGCGGCGCGAGACGACCGCCGCACAAGCCCGTGACCTGCTGCGACGAATCCGCAAGCACGAGGTCCTGAACAAGACCGAGGCCGTTAGCTACGGACACCGGGGCGCGGAGCTACAAGAATGGGCGCAGCAGCTACACGACGCGGGGATCAAGAGCCGCCTCGCGACAAGCCTCGGCTCGTGGTCGAGCAAGATCGAAGAGAGTGGCCCCGAACTGACGGTCGAAGAGATTGGCGAGGGTGTCTTTACGGACGTGCATAGTGCGATAGGGGATGCGACAAAGTACGGGCTAAAGCACGTCTCGGAGTACACGGACGAAGCCCTTGAGGACGTGAGCGCCTGGGAGCGAGGCGAGGCCGTGGACTACGTGCCGACCGGGTTCATCTCGCTCGACAAGAAGATCACCGGCATCCCCGTAGGCGAACTGACGATCTTTGCTGCCCCGTCTGGGGCTGGAAAAACATCGTTCCTGCTTCAACTGCTTCGGCAGATCGCCGTCCGTGACCAGTCAGAGGCCGTCTGCCTCTTCTCTATCGAGATGGCCGCGAAGAAAGTGATCCATCGCTCTGCCGCCGCCCTGAAAGGCTACGGCGTGAGCAAGCCCCGGAAGGCCCCGGATGCCCTAACGGACGGGCAGCGACAGGCTGACCGCCACCGAAAGGCAATCGAGGCCCTGAACGAGTTGCCGCTCTACATCGACGAGGACCCGGAGCCGACGATGGCGCAGATAAACAGCCGCGTGATGCAGGTGCAGGCGAATGAGGAGGTTGGCCTCGTGGGGGTGGACTACGACGAGAAGGTGGACCCGGACGAGGCCAGCCGATCCGAGGAGCAGCGCGTGGCGGCAATCTCGAAGGGGCTCAAGACGACCGCGAAGAGAACCGAGACGGCGTGCGTGGCCCTCTCGCAATACAACTCACAGCCCTCCTCCAAGATACGGCCTGGACGGAACGACGATCTGAGGTACAGCAGGAAGAAAAAGCACGAGGCGAGCCTGATCCTGCATTGGTATTGGCCGCACTACTGGATACGGAGCGGCGACGTAGAAATGGGCGGGGAGGATCAGCCTCCGCACTACGATCTCCGCAACACGAACCGGGGACGGATCTACGTGGGGAAGAACCGGGATGGAGGACCGGGATTCATCGAGTTGGACTTCTACCCGGAGCAGACAAGATTCTACGACCCGCAGGACCCCGACTACTTGCCCGAGCTTGCAGAGGAGGCCGAAGAGGATCATACCTCAACCCCGAACGACGACGCGCCCTTCTAACAGGTTCTCAACAGGCTCATGTCAGATGAAACGATTACCAAACCACAGGCTCGCCGCTTTTGGGCCATCGCCCTCGACACCGGGTACAACAGAGAGGGCGTACAGCGCCTCCTCGCCGCGAACGACTGCGCGGAGGCAGAGCAGATCACGAAGGACGAATACGATGAACTGTGCGCCCTTGCCGAGGACGAGGACCTCGCGTTCAAGTACAACCGGGACCCGAACACCCGCGATCTCTTTACCGGGGAAACCCCGGACGTATAACCAAAATGTTTAACAGTCACTTCACAAAAGCGGGGATCACCTGTATAACCCTCTGGTTTAAGCTCACACCTTACGACGCAAGGTACCTTTCACAACAGGCAGAATACCCATGATCACCGCAGAGGGCACGATCGAAACCGAGTACGGGACGAAGGTTGTCCTTGACAGCGAACGGTCAGATGCGTCCGACATCAAATCTCTCCCGTGGGGGCAGACGCACCGCTCGTGGGACCCGGACGAGGGACATTGGACCGTAGACTACAAGCCCGAGATCGTCCAGTACCTTGAAGAGATCGGCGCGAAGAATCTCGACTGGCTACGCGCCGAGTTCGAGGAGCAGCTTGAAGAGGCGTCTCACTTCCAAGAGCTTTCCCGCGCCGAGGACAGCGACTTTTCCGTGCCGTCCCCGGACGGGCTCGACTACTACCCCTTTCAGCGAGCCGGGATTCAGTACGCCGTCGAGAAGTACGAGGAGGGCGAGGACGGGGTGCTCATCGCAGACGAGATGGGCCTCGGCAAGACGATACAGGCAATCGGCACGATCAATGCCCTTGACCTCGAACGGGTTGTCGTTGTCTGCCCCGCCTCTCTCAAGCAGAACTGGAAGCGCGAGATCGAGACGTGGCTCGTCGGGGATCAAAGCGTAAACGTGTACGAGGAGGGGCCTATGAGGGCCGACATTGAGATCGTCAATTACGCGCTCCTCTCTACGCGCTCCGAGGAACTACCGAAGGTCATCAACGAGCACGCCCCGGAGTTGCTCGTCCTTGACGAGAGCCACTTCATCAAGAACAAGGACGCGAAGCGGACGAAGGCGGCACGCAATATTGACGCCGAGCGCCGCCTCTTCCTCACGGGGACGCCGATCAAGAATCGGCCCATCGAACTCTGGACGCAGGTAAACGAACTGACCGACGAGTTCGATTTTTGGCCCTACGCCAAGACCTACTGCGGAGCACAGAAAACACGGTGGGGGTGGGACATGGATGGGGCGACCAACCTAGACGAGTTGCAAGAGCGTCTGCGCTCCTCCGTCATGGTTCGCCGTCAGAAGGCCGATGTACTGACCGACCTCCCCGACAAGATGCGGCAGATCATCCCGCTCGCGCAGAACGGCATGGGCGACCTTGTGGAGCAGGAGCAAGACGCCTACTCCGCGCACGAGGACGCGATTTCCGAGGCGAAGCGGCGCAAAGTCGAGGCTGAGGTCAACGACAATCAGAACGCCTACGAGCAAGCCGTCGAAGACCTAAAAGAGGCCCGTCAGGTCGCCTTCGAGGAGATGGCCGAGCTTCGCAAAAAGATCGCGGTCGAGAAAACCGAGTACGTCACGCAGCACCTTACCTCCGTCCTTGAAAGCGAGGACAAGGTCGTTGTGTTCGCGCACCACAAAGAGGCGATCCGCGAGCTAGAAGCGGAGTTCGGGGACCGGGCCGTATCCCTGACCGGGGACACGCCGCAGGACGAACGCCAGCAAGCCGTAGACCGATTCCAGAACGACCCCGAGGTAGAGGTTTTTATCGGCTCGATTCACGCTGCGGGTACGGGCATCACGCTCACAGCCGCCAGTCACATCGTCTTTGCCGAGATCGACTGGACTCCCTCCGTGAATCGCCAATGCGAGGACCGTTGCCACCGGATCGGGCAGGACGAGACCGTTCACGTTCAGTACCTCGTCGTTGATGGCTCCCTCGAAAGTCAGATCGCGCAGACCAACGTACAGAAGCAGCGAGCAATTGACGAGGCGATGAACGAGGACTACGACGCGGGCTTTTATGAGCCCTCCGAGCAAGATATTGACCTCATGCCGTCCGGGGCCGAAGAGGAGATCGAGGACAGCGTAGCGTCCGGGCATCGAGAGGAGATCAGAGAGACGAGCGAGGAGCAGAAAGACGCAATCCTCGATGGCCTTGAACTGCTCTCCGCATACTGCGACGGCGCACGAGCGCAGGACGGGATGGGCTTCAACAAAGCCGACACGAAGTTTGGCAAGGATCTCGCCTCGAACTTCTCCCTCACGGACCGACAGGCGCACTACGGGTACAAGCTGGTACAGCGCTATCAGGGACAGCTTCCCGAAGAGATTATAGACAGGGCGCTTTAGCGGGACGCGGGGCGGGGGCCTCCCCTTCCCTTCACAAGATTCGATAGAGCCATGCGCGACCTCATGCTGACCGACACGCCCGTTCAAGGATACGACGCCACGCGGCGAGCCCTCCACTTTGAACAGTGGCGTCGGAAGCAAGCAACGGCAGAGCTTCACGAGTACATCGATCACCTGCCGCACTACTCAGCAGACGGCTACAAGGACGACCCGCACCGCGATCAGTCTCTTCACCAGTACGGTGCTAACCGCGCCCGTGAAACCGGGGACGGCGAGGCCCTCGCGGAGAAAAAGGAGTCGCTCAAAGATCGCTGGTCCCTCCCCTCATACGCAGAAATCCGAGTATAGCCATGCAACACGCACACTTCGCTTTCGGCCCCCTCGATGGGCTGGTTACTGACCTCCCTGAGGACGCGAGACGCTTCCGCGACGAGCGATCCGACACGACCTACGCCCCGGCCCCCTTCGCGGTCGAGTGGAGCGTCGGAATGCTCCCCCAGCGGGGCCCGACGCGCCACTACTCCGTGCAGCCGACCCCGTGGGTCCCGATGAGCACGCGGCCTCAAAAGATCAAGACGTGGGCTCACGGCTACACGGCCCTCTTCATCTACCTGGACCTCCTTCTTCGTCTCTCTCTCCTCTGCCCTAAACGACTCATGTACGACGTAACCCTTCCGGCCCTGCAACGAGAGAAGCGATCCCTTCGCTCGCAACTCGCTCGTCCCTACGACGGGGAGTGGGAGGAGCGATACCTGAGCATCGCCGTCTATCACTCGACGACGAAGGGCGGCAACGGGATTCTCCTGGTCGAGTCCCCCTACGACCACGACATGAGTGCGGTGCGTGCTGGACTGGACAAGCTGACCGCAACGCGGATACTGATGCGACCGGGTCGGGGCAACAAGACCGAAACGGTCGTTCACGTCACCACAGAGGGGGAGACGGGCGTGCTCGAATAAGGGACCTGCCTTCCCCCTTCTGCCTCTTTGCTCCCCTCACAGAGCCGCACAGAGCCTCATGCAGCCCCCGACGAAATGGACCTACCGAGTCGCCGCTACGCTTCTCGTTGTCCTCCTCGCTGTTGCCTCCCGCTACCTGACGTTAGAGGTGCGGCCTATAGACGGCGCAATCCTGTTCTGGCTCGGCCTCCTGGCCGACCTCGTACAGGACCGCATGACCATCACTCTCACTCCTAGCGACCTCTCAATCAACCATGACCGACCAGCAAGC